GTAGGTATTAAAGGACACGGCGTTGTTGCTATTGACACTAGCCCATGGCGTGCTTATGAGCACATAGAACGATTAGAACATATTTGCAAGATAGTACTTGCTTCAGGAAATTATAAATGAGTAAACAACAATACAACTTAAACACTAAAACAGATTATTTAAATCGTAAGATGTTTTTGGATCCAGAAGGTCCTGTAACTATTCAACGATTTGAAGAAGTAAAATATAAAAAGATTGCAGACTATGATAGTACCGCTCGTGGATTCTTTTGGCAACCAGAAGAAGTAAGTCTCACAAAAGATAGTAATGATTTCAAAGAAGCCAGTGATGCTGTTAAGCATATTTTTACTAGTAACTTACTTAGACAGACTGCTTTAGACAGCTTACAAGGTCGCGGTCCAACACAGGTATTCACGCCTGTATGTTCATTGCCAGAAGTCGAAGCATTGATGTATAATTGGGGATTCTTTGAAACAAATATCCATAGTAAATCATACAGTCATATTATCCGTAACATTTACAATGTACCTAAAGATGTATTCAATACTATTCACGACACTAAAGAAATTGTAGACATGGCATCGAGTGTAGGCAAATATTATGATGCATTACATTTGATAAACTGCCGCAAAGAAGTGGGAGAAGTTATTAATGAACATGAACATATCAAAGCAATTTGGATGGCACTGAACGCCAGCTATGCTCTAGAAGCATTCCGCTTTATGGTATCATTTGCTACTTCACTAGCAATGGTTGAGAACAAAATCTTTATTGGTAATGGTAACATCATCAGTTTAATTCTTCAAGATGAATTGTTACATAAAGGCTGGACTGCTTATTTGATTAATCAAGTTGTCAAAGAAGATACTAGATTTGTAAAAGCCAAACAAGAATGTGAAGCAGAAGTTTATGCTATGTATGCGGATGTTATTCGCGAAGAAAAAGCATGGGCAGATTATTTGTTCAAAATGGGACCAGTGATAGGATTAAATGCAAACATTCTAAAAGAGTTTGTTGACTATACAGCAGTAAATGCTTTAAAGGACATAGGCATTAAATATCAAAGTCCTGCGCCTAAATCGACACCTATCCCATGGTTTAATAAACACAGCGACACAAGTAAGAAACAAACCGCATTGCAGGAAAACGAAAGTACCAATTATGTAATTGGTGTAATGAGTGACAGCATTGACTATGATGCTTTACCTGTGCTATAATACATTATGAAAATAAACGAAGTAACATCAATTTCAAAAATTAATGATAAATGGTTTGACCAAGGTAGTTTCAAAACATATAAAAAGCCTAACAAGGAAAAATATGAAATTGCTCAACAAGCAGGTACGATTCAAACACTTGAAGGTCCTGTGAACTACGAAGCTGGCCATTATATTATGACTGGTCCAAAAGGCGAACAATATCCTATCACTCCTGAAAAGTTTCATAGCATGAAAGATGATTTAGGTAACGGAGTTTGTGTACCTAAAAAGATTTTCAAACTTGCTAAACTTGCTGATCACGACGGAGTCATCCATACGTCATGGGGTGATTTAAATTATACAGCTGGCAATGATTTCATTGTCAAACACGGTGCAAATGACTACGGCGCAGTAAAGAAAGATATCTTTGCTCAAACATATGACACACCGCAAGACTTTCAATAAGGTATAATATGCAAGTAAGAGTAAAAGAAAATAATGAAGAATTTGGCAAGTGCGGCTGTGGCCGTAGTCCAAATGGTAAGTGTATCGGTTGGCACGGATTAACTGAAGAAGAATTCCAAGCCGCATTAACAGAATACGAAGAAAGTTTATTTAGGGACGAATGATGAAAGTAGAAATTTACACAAAAGACGCATGTCCATATTGCGTACAAGCTAAGAACTTGTTTAAAAGTAAAGGCTGGGAGTTCACAGAACACTATATTACAGCAGAAACAAGGGAAACATTGTTAGAAAATCTAACAACAAGATTGGGGGCAGCGCCACGCACAGTGCCTCAAATCTTTATCGACGATCAGGCCATTGGTGGTTATACTGATCTAGTAACGTGGTTAAAAACTCAATAAATACATATATGTTAAAAGAAAACAAAATTGGAAATACTGTCAGTATGAAACTAGCCAACGGCGACGAAGTTGTTGGTAAAATTACAGGACAAACAGCAGAAGGTCTTACTATTAGTAAGCCTGTTATTCTAGCGGCCAGCAGAGATGGACTTCAAATGATTCCATTTATGATGACTGCCGAACCTAACAGTGATTTTGTATTTAAAGCTCATACAATTATGTGTGTTGCTGATACAAATGATCAAGTAGCTGATGCTTATCTTGAAAGCACGACTGGTATTAAGCCAGTAAGAAACAGCAGTAGTATTATTGTTTAAGGAATAGAAGATGCCATACGTACAAGGCGGAACGTCGCAGGGGAAAAGTGGATTACCAGAAGTCCAAGACGTATTCCATTCGGGCAATGTTTACATTAACAATGTGGCAGCGGCACTATGGCAAGCCCCTGGTGAATCGGCATCGGCATCGACTATATCTTTTAATATTCCTGTTAGTAAATTATTTTCCAAGCCTGATAGCCCACAAGCTACAGATCAAAAGCCATATACGCCTCCGGCAAATCCTCCAACTGCTGATCAAAATGCAGAAGCTGGAGCAAAACCAGGAGCACCAGGCGACACTGATGCACCACCAATTACTGATCAACCAGAAACTAAATGTGATGGAAACAAACCCACAGTTGTTCCTTTTCTAACACAATGTCTGCAAGAAGCCAGTAAAGGCGGTTGGAGAGAAACTGGTCAACGTGGCAAACCAAGTAATCCTAACATTCTTGCACTATGGAAAAACATTGGGTTATCATTTGGTTCTGATCAAGTTCCTTGGTGTGCAGGCTTTGCTTGCTTTGCTATGAAACAAAGTGGGTTGAAATGGGTCAGAGAAGCTGGTGCAAGAAATCTTGCTAATAAATTGCCTGGCATGGATCCTGGATATAAAGTTGTAACCGGACAAGCATTAAAACCTGGGGATTTAGTTCTTTGGAGTGTGGGGCATGTTAATTTTGTTTACACAGCAAACAACGGACGTTATACTTATGTAGGTGGAAATCAAGCACCTGGCAATGGTGCAAATCCTCCAGTTCGTGATCCACAAAATGACGGTGACGTAACTATCAGCTATCGAGGCGGACATGATGGACGAAGCGGCATAGCCAAGGTAATTAGATTAGACTGCTGATACCTTAATCTGTTGCGATAAATACAAATATGGCAACTATTAACCCAATACAAGCCGGTCCGTTAAAAATAACGTTTCCGGCTAATTTACCTAAAAACGAAAAAGATCTTATTTGTATGCTACTTGCTGGCAGACTTAAAGATCTATTCAATGGCAAATTAGTCTGTGCTCAATTGGCAGTAGATGATTTAATCAAAGACCTAACTGGTGTAAGCCCATTAGCAGAACTCAAATCAGGTCTTGCTGATTTAAACTCGACATTAGGTGCGTTAAGATCAGCAACTGGTTATGACAATATTCTAGGTGCAGTTAATCAAGGTCTTGCAGAAATAGGCAATGTATTCAGTCTGGGCGGATTATGTCCTAGTCCAGTAACTCCCCCAAAAATACCAGATGTCTTGTCTCAATTAAATAATAATCTAATGGGACAGATGGGCGGCATTTTAAATGCATTGGCAAAAGCCAGTAATCCTAGTATGTGCCTAGGCGGTGGACCCGGTGGCTTTGGTGTTAATTGGAATAGCATGACCGGAGATTTAAAAAATCTAAAGGCAGCAATAGCAAATTTTAAAAGAGATCCAGCAGGTTATACTGCAACAATGGATGCATTTAAAAAGAACATCAAAGGACAGACTAATAGACTTAAATCGGAACTAAAACGTTTAGAGAAAAATCTAACAGATCCTTTTGGTATTAAAGATAAGCAAAAAACTGTTCATAGTTTAATGAGTGCTAAAAACAAAAGCGATGGATACAAAGTCAAAGACAGTCGTGGCATAGAACAAACTGTACTAAAAGCCATGGTACCCAGTGACATCGAACATGTATTAGCTAGAACAAGCGCAGTGGATACAGCACCTATAGTTTACAAAACAAGACCAGTATTAGATTACTGCGGAGAAGTAGTGGGCTATGAAAAATATCCAGTTAGCGGCGATATAAATTATTCAGGTTGGGATACAAATCCAAATGCAAATAATGGATTAACTCCTACTACCAATCCAGTAGGAACACAAGCTGATTTTGATTACTTGTTTGTTTTAGATAATTCGGTGATCGTTATTTACAATACAAGTGGAACACAAGTATCTGAAATAACTTTAACAAGAGGTCAATTATATAGAATTGGCGTAGAACTTAATTCTAGTTCTGCTATAAAATTTTATTCTGATGCTGCAGGCACAATACCATGGATAGAAGGATTAACTTATAGTAGAGATCCAGAATACGGACATGGTATCGAAGTAATTACTCCTGAAGCATCAACCACTTATGTTCACGGTGAACTAGACTGGGCAGTATTATTAGAAGAGCCAACAACACCAAATACATTATATTGGAAATCTGCTAATGGTCAATCTGGAACATTGGTAATAGATGGGGCAACATCTATAAACTATGCCGACAGGGTCTATGATTTATCTATGGCTGTAAAGAAAGCCTGTTTAAATTTAGAACATAAAACAGAATCCGGTGTTCAATTCGAAGATGCGATTACAACTAGAATCTATGATGTTGTATCAAAAGTTTATGCAAATGATGGTACAATATTTTCTACAACTAATTCGACATTGCAATTCAGCGATAATACTATTTCGATAGTTGATGATACCGAAACATTAGACGATCAAGATTTACCTATTGCTGGTAATAAAATAATTAAATCTATATCTAAATATAATAACAGTCTTTATTTAATAACCAAACGTTATGTAAACGAAGAAGCAGGATTGGCATTTAACAAAATTCATTTTTATATATCCGGCGACACCAATGAAACAAATGCAACGTACTGTATTTTTGTTGATTTTGTAAATCCATTAACTGTTCTTAATTCTTCAAAATTACCCTACTCTGATTTTTATTCTTATACACTAAGTTTACTACAAAAGCAAGGAGACAATTATATACCAATTTTCCCTGCTATCAATAATTCAGATACTGCTAAATTTGAATTAGTTGTTCCATCTGATGATCAATATCTGATACGTTGGAATCTAACTGAAAATACAGAAGCAACAAAGGCATCTGTAGCTGTCAATGATTTTATTTTACAAACCGATATTCAAATCGATCCCGCTGATAAAAAGAGAACGTTTATCGATTCGGACCCTATTGAGTATCGAACTTATTTGTATATTAAGTTCAAAGACTTTGCCTTCGATTCTACTATAACATTGAAGCCTTAATTGGTAAACTACGATTTGACATAAAGTCAAATTTATCGTATAATCAAGCACTAGGAGAAATTCTGATGCTTAAACTAATTACCAAATTTCTTACCAAAATCGGTAGACAGCGTATTATTATGGACCGGGAAAGTAATGAGCCTTATTTGGAACGTTATTACATCTTTCTCAAAGATCGTAAACTATTTCCCTTTAATATTTTCTTACACAAGTTTTTAAAATCAGATCCGGATGATGTTCATGATCATCCCTGGCCCTATGCTACATTAATTCTCAAAGGCGGATATTATGAATGGACTCCTCAGTTTAATAGCAAAGGTGAAAAGATTGGCGAGATTGCAAAGTGGCGAGCTCCTGGTCATTTTCGTATTTGTAGCCCTACTAGTTATCACAGGATTGAACTAGACCCAACAGTAGAATGCTGGACACTCTTTATGCCCGGTCCACAAAAACGGGAATGGGGCTTTTTAGTTAATAACAAATGGATACACAATGACGAATACATTAAACAACGAATTGCAAACAAAGTCTAATAATTGGACAGACACTGAGTGGCTAGATTTTAGAACCAAACTAGTAGAACAATTAAAGTTTGGAACTATTACCGTCAACTTTACTAAAAAAGACGGCGACACTAGAACAATGGAATGTACACTAAATCCTACATTCCTTCCTCCTAGTATTTTAAAAGAAGACATTGGTAATAAAAAAGAAAATACTAATGTCATTTCTGTGTTTGATATTAATGCCAAAGGTTGGCGCAGTTTTATTGTAAAGAATGTTAAAGAAGTAAACGTATGAAAAGATATTATTTTGCCTATGGTATGAACACAAACATCGGCGAGATGTCGATGCGCTGTCCACAGGCAATTAATCTTGGTCGTTGTACATTGCAAGGCTTTGAGCTAAAGTTTAGACTTCACGCTGACATTGACCAAGTTGCTGGCAGTGAAATGGAAGGCGTGCTTTGGGATATCACCGAAGACTGTGAACGTGCATTAGATCGATTGGAAGGATATCCTTATTATTATGATAAGATTGAAGTAGTAGTAGATCCGGTAACACTAGTAAATAAAAATTCGCATGTTGTTGCCATGGCTTATACTATGACTAGCAAAGGTCCCGAAGAACTTCCTAGCAATGGTTATGAAGATTGTTTAATCGAAGGCTATACAGCAAATGGATTGAATGTTGATAAATTGACATTCAAAATTGATTCACTTATAATAAATCAAGAAGGTTATGTATAAACAAGACAGCGTTCGTCAAATCTTAGAAGATTATAAGATAAAGATTATCAAACAAAGAATGGAACGTAGGGCCGCCATTCAGCCTATGGCGTATTCTGCTTTGAATAAGCCATATGTATATGATCAATACGATCGTCTATCGTTTGAAGAAGAGATAGTTCCTATGATCACTGCTGAGTTGCCGGAAAAAGAATTTACAGCAATGGCAGATGCATTGTGTGAAATGAGAGACTTGATGCGAGATCCAGAAACAGCTAAAATGTTAATGGAAGCAAGATTTATAAATAGGTTAAAAGGAAATAGATAAAATGGCACATCACACACATTACTGGAGTTGCAGTTCTTTCGCAGATCAGCTTCGTGGCACACCAAAAGGAGGAGCCAAGTCTGCAGAAGATTGGGATAACTGGCACACTCATGCAAGTAAATCACATCCCATTCGTTATTGGCTTGCTGATACTGCTTTAGATAAATTACAAGATTTTGTTACTTGGCCTATTAGAAAGATACATGATGTCAAATACTATATTAATAACCGCTGGGTTACTCGCACTCATTGTCTCACTGCTCACAGTCGCGACATCAAACCCGGTGACTGGCAGGATGTTGGTAACAGGTTTCTTCCCTGCTTGTTCAACGAACTAGTAGACTTTGTCGAAATTGAACAAGCATGGAGTCACATTGCTTGGAGCAGTAAAGAAGATTGTGCCAAATACAATCCTCCATTTTGGGCCACAGGTTGGTTTCGTTGGCGTACATGGCGTTGTCCACAGGCAGGCATAGACCATCTTGACTGGGCCAGCGAACTACGTATGACCGAAGACTGGGGTTTACACAGCGGAGACAAAGGCTATGGTGAGCTCACCCAACAAGCAAAAAATGCTCGAGAAGTAAAAGAACTATACCTATGGTGGACTGAAACATATCCCACTCGTCGTGATCCCTACGAAGCCAGTGGCTGGTCGGCTTATTGCGAAGCGGCACGTTTAGCCAATGGTGGTAAGATGAGTTTGGGCTCAGATAAAAGTCCAGAACTTAAAAAGATGAGTGATAAAGCTCACAAACTTCTTCATAAGCTAGAAGCAGACTATGAAAAAGAAGATGAAGCAATGATGATTCGTCTTATTAAAATTAGAAATAGTCTATGGACATAAATCCTAATTATTGTGATTGCGGTAATAAAAGGAAATATTCCCAAGAATATGATGCGTATTACTGCGAGTCATGCAATAAATGGCTGGAATCAAAATGTAACTATCCAGAATGCGAATATTGTCCGGATCGTCCAGAACGTCCTGTCAACAAATCTAACTGATAAACGTTAAATATATAACAAGGAGATAATTATGAAAAAATTATTCATCGCTCTGGCATTAGCCTGTATAACATTACCAGCATTGGCACAACATCACGGACATGGTTTCCGTCATCACAATCACCACTACCGACATCCAGGATATGGCGGTTGGGTAGCACCGTTGATTATTGGTGGTGCAATTGGTTATACATTAACTAGACCTGAACCGGTTATTGTACAGCGACCAGTTATTATAGAACAACAACCAATTATACAAAATCAAAACTGTGGACCGTGGACAGAAGTTCAGACTTCTGATGGCAAAATATATAGAGAAAGAACTTGCACTAACTAGTACTGATGTATAACTAAACTATTCGCAGTAAACATTTATAAGGTACTACTTTTAAGTACTAGTGTAAATGTTAATGCGGGTAGTTGGTCGAGAGGCTTATGACACCAATCTCCGAAGTTGGCAAAGACGTAAGTCTTTCAGGGGTTCAAATCCCCTACTATCCTCCAATAATATTTTATGAAAACAATTATTTTATTAACCACATTTTTATTAACAGGATGTGCGTCATTACCCAACGTATTAAAAAATGATCTTACTGCCTGCTTTGAAGCACAAAAGTCAATGAGCAGAGATCAAACAATGCGAGACATTGCTGTACTAGAAATGGCAAAAACTGCTAATGATCAGACAAAAATGGCAGCAATATCTCAAATTAATAATAAACCACAACAAAACCTTGTTTGTAAGTAGTTTAAAGTAAGGTCATTATAAGGATTGTAATATATCCTTAAGACTCCATAGTATAAATACAATACTATGAAAAAACTACTCACACTACTATTTGTACTGGTTACCTCACTAGCCCAGGCACAGATGCCAGGTTCCACAGTACCGCTACCCGCAGATATTGCCGCAATTAAGAAAGCCAACGTTCTTATTGTAGCAATGACCAAAAAAGATAATCCTCCTTTCTTCTCTGGAGAAGGTGATGATATCAAAGGTCTTGACGTCGAGATAGCTCGACGAATTGGTGTCCTAATTGGAGTGCCAGTACAATTCAGACGAGATGCTGAAAGTTTTGCAGAAGTTGTCGAACAAGTTCGAGACGGCAGAGCCGATGTTGCTGTTAGTAAACTATCAGTAACCGGTCCACGTTTACAAGTTGTTAAGTTCAGCACACCTTATATCAAACTAAGACAAAGTTTAGTTATTAATCGTTTATGGCTAAGTCAAAATAGCCAAGGACGTGAAGTATATCAAGTCATTAGAGATTTTAATGGCAAGATAAGTTTTATTCGTAATTCAAGCTATGACACTTTTGCTCGTATTAATTTCCCTAATGCTCAATTCCTTCCTGAAGATAAATGGGATGTGATCATTGATAAAGTCACACGTGGCGACATTGCTGCCGCTTATCGTGATGAATTTGAAATTAAGAAAATTGCTTTTGAAAAGCCCGATGCGGCCATTACTACAAAGAGTATTACAATCTCTGACAGCGTGGATAATATTGCTGTAGCAGTAAATCCAAAAGCTACACAACTATTGAGCATAGTAGATTTTGTAATTAAAAATGAATACAGTAACATTGACACTAAAAAGTTAATGGATAGATATAAAGCTGAAAAGAAATAAGGACATATCATGACAACAGCACATTTAAAAAGTTTCCTGGTTAGTCCTTGGACTATTTTAGGATCAATTATCGTAGGTATTTTAAGTGGAGTGTATGCTCCAGCGTTTAGCATAGGCCTTGACAGCATTGGCAGCATTTATATCAGCTTACTTAAAGTTGTAGTATTGCCATTCTTGTTGGCAACTATCTTAGTTGGTATCATTGGCCTACTACAAAAAGAAGGTAGTCAAACACTAATCCGCAGGATTATCATTGGCTTTGTCAGCAGTATGTTTATTGCTGCCGCAATTGGAGTAGGCACAGTTGTTATTACAGGCACTGAAATGACTCCTGAGAAGAAAACACAACTTGGTGTTTTAGTCAACGACAAAGACAGCGGTACTGATTTGAATATTACTCTTAACGAGCCAATGCCAGTAGCACCGGAAGTTAGTGCAGGCAAAATGGCAGAAAAGTTTATTCCTGAAAACATTTTCAATACCTTAAACAATGGTGAGAGTTTGAAGATTGTTATCTTCTGTTTAATCTTTGGTGTTGCTCTTGGACATCTGAGAACAGAAGGTCAACGTATGTTGGTTGAAGTATTAAAGAGTGTTCAGCAAGCAAGTATTAGTATTTTTAAATTCCTTAACTATTTCTTGCCAATTGCATTATTGGCTATGATTTCATCACAGGTTGGTAAAGTTGGTGTAGGCATTTTTATGACCATGTTTGACTTTGTAATGCAACAAGCAATTGGCGGATTCTTAGTTATTGCTCTAGGTACTGTTGTTATTTGGATGCGTAGTGGTTTGAGCCTTGCTACTGTTATACGTGAAACTAAAGAGACGTTAATTGTTGCTGTTAGTTCACGTAGTTCATTGGCTTGTATCCCATACGCACAAGAAGCACTACACAAGTTGAAGTTTGACAAGGGCGGAGTTGAACTAACAGTTCCATTAAGTTTCACTGTTAACCGAATTGGTAGTATTGTTTACTATGCTATTGCCACTGTATTCATTGCCAATATCTATGACGCACCATTAGGCTTTACGGGATTGGTAGTTGTATTGTTGGGTAGTATTTTGGCAGGTTTAGCGTCAGCTGGCACAACAGGTATTCTTACAGTTGCAACAGTTGCAGTTGTCTGTGACTTGTTAAAACTACCCAGTGAAGCTGTATTAGTATTGTTGATTGCGGTTGATCCATTGATGGATATGATTCGCACAGCAAGTCATGTACACGGAAATGTTGCAGTAACAGCATTTGTCTGCGACAAAGAGGTAACTTCGGATGGACAAACTTAAAGATTTTCTTTTAAGTTTATTAACATACATAGGCGAAAGTCCATTTCGCCTATTCACTGTTGTCTTTCTTTGTATATTAGGCTTTGGTGGCTGGATTGTTTACACGGAAAAGGATGCCTTCTTGGCCAGCTATCGTGCTCAACAAGCCATGCCTAAGATGAATGGCAAATACGAAGAAGCATTAAACTTTCTATTAAAGAATACTGATGCAGAGATGGTGGCTTTCTTAGAAGTCAATACATTAATCAATACACGCAAGGTAGTTTACTTAGCTACCCGCAGTGGTGGTAGAGATAAGCGAAATGACGGATTAGATGTTGGATTGTTTAGTAAAAACTATGACAACAACAATGATGTTATTGGTTTGATGTCGGGTAAGATTCCTTGTAGTCCATATTTAAAACCGCAGAGTCTTATTGGCTTTGTATATAAAGAACATGGCGTAAACTTTATGTGTCGTATCAGTGTTCCTGCTGAACCGGGTGTGTTTATTGGACAGATCAGTATGGGTTGGAAAGAAAAGCCCGAAGATGTAGAAGCCGCACAAACAGCGATGGTTATTGCTTCTTCTTTATTATTTAAGAAATGAAACGCTTAGGCATACTAGGTGGCATGGGTCCTGCAGCCAGCGCCGAATATGTTACTAGACTAATTCAGCAAACATCTGCAAGTTGTGATCAAGAACATATTCCATTTGTATTATGGAATAATCCGCAAATACCTGATAGAAGCACAAGCATTCGCAATGGAGATGATCGACCATTGCCATACTTGTTGCAAGGTATACAAGTATTAAAAGCAGTTGGCTGTAATTTAATTGTCATACCTTGTAATACGGCACATTTTTGGTATGATGAATTAATTAAATTACAAGTTCCTATCATTCACATTGTAGATAGTGTGGCATATTCATTATGTGATGCCGATGTCAATAGTGGTACTATCGGAGTAATAGCCACACAAGGTACAATACAATCTGAATTATATCAAAATCGTTTAACTGATTGGAATTGCATTGTCCCCAGTCAAGAAGAAATAACTACATTGGTTCAGCCTTCTATAGAATTAGTCAAAGCCGGAGACTTGGTTAAATCACATACTATGATAATGACAGTAGTAGACAGTTTGGTTAGTCGAGGAGCACAAGCAGTGGTATTAGGATGCACTGAACTTCCGTTAGCAGTAAGAGACACTAATCAAAATGGTATACCATTAATCAACAGCATAGACAGTTTGGTTAAAGCGGTACTCAACGAATTTGACAGACCATAAAGATAAGTATATAATGTAAGTTATTGCTGTATGAAGCGATGTAAAATAAGTTCAAGACGCGGGGGCAGTGCCCGCCAGGTCCACCATAAGCGTATGTGGGTTTAAGTCCCAAGTGATACGGTCACCGAATCCGTACTTCCAGATTTGGGTATGCTTATGATGGGCCTGACACAGGATCGATTGGGCAAAGAGTAACAGAGTGGACAGCTCGGCAATGTAGAAGCCGTTAGGATTGGAGGCATGATCTGAAGCAAGCTAGTCTTGACAGTAGGATTTTCCGGTCGAAGAAGCACAACAAAGTAAACGCAAACGACTCACAGTTCGCATTAGCTGCCTAAACTCAGCTTAGGGTAAGACATACCTCGTAACAGAAACTCAAAAATAGGCTCTTCGGAGCCTATTTTTCTGGATATTCCTTAATCTAGATTAAGAAACAGTTATAAAAACAATAAATCTCTAGGTCTTTATTCACTAAGATGTTATAGTAATACTACAATACAGCACTGAAGTATTAGTACTACAGAGTACTAATAATACAAAGTATAGGCCATAGTAAGTATTAATATAGAAAGACAATATGTCAACACAACAAATAGTAGTAAACACTAGGGGATTTTTAAATGAAAACAACTTTAGACAAATCTAAAAAAACAATTTTATTTTATCAGCCTGGCAGGTATTCGAGACCCGATGCAAAAAACGCTGATGCTCATTTTGAAGCACACGTTCCTTGTAATTTTTTAGTAGCACTTACCTGGGAAGACTTTGTTGCTAAACTAGATTATAATCCTGATTTAGTTGGCTTTCACTGCGATTTGTTCGAGAATAACACATTTAAAATTTCAGAGTTAATTACTACATTTCGAGAAACTTTAAAACTAAAAAATAAAACAGCAAAGATATGTGTTTCAGTAAATGGAAAAACTACACAGGATGATATTAATAAATTAAAAAAATACGACATCACTGGCATACAACTCGCTCGCGGTCATCATGGAATTGATCGTGCCACAGAATCTTGGAGAGAATTATTAAACAATGATAGTTATTGGCCCAAAGATTTAATATCTAATTTAGATATTAAATCTAAAAAACCTTTACACATTTATTTCCGCGATGATGTAGATACATATGTGACTTCAGAAGTTATGACACGTATAATGAATTGTGTTGATGCTGATATTAGACTTTGTAAAAGTT